CTATTTGTCCTGCGCTATATGGCGACCTTCACGGCGCGCAAGGTGACGGGCATAAACGACACCACGCGCGAGCAGATCCGCCGGTCGGTTCGGCTTGGCATCGAGGACGAGTTGGGGACGGCGCAGATTGCGCGGCTCATTCGGGAACGCTCCGGCATCGAGATGGCGCGTTATCGGGCAGCGACCATCGCGCGCACTGAAACGAATAGCGTGGCGAATGGCGCAACGCGCGCCGGTCTGGACGCGCTGGGCATTCAAGCAACAAAGCGATGGGTTCCGGCGTCAGACGCTAGAACGCGGACCACTCATCGTGATATGGCTGGGTCTGATCCTATTCCTCTCGACGAGAAGTTTGTGGTCGGAGGCTATGCGATGGACCGTCCAGGGGATCCGGACGGGCCGGCACAAGAGGTGATTAACTGTCGATGCGCTCTTGCGTATCAAGCGAGTGGAGACTGATATGCTTTGCAGAATGGACATGGCCTGCGAGTTCAAAATGGACCAGGAGCAGGGCGAGATTATCGGGCTTGGCTCGACATTCGGGAACATCGACCTTGCGGGCGACGTCATCGAGAAGGGCGCGTTTCAGCGGTCGGTCGCCGAGTTCGGATCCGGCGAGCGGTTTGTGGCGATGCTCGATCATCACAAGATGGACGCTCCGGTCGGGCGCTGGGTCAGGATTGCGGAAAGCGAGCGCGGCCTGGAGGTAACAGGCAAGCTATCTATGCGGGTCGGGCGGGCGCAGGAATTGGCGGCGCTGGCAGCCGATGGCGCGCTGGGCGGTCTGTCGATCGGCTTCGTCACCAAGGACAGCCGCATCGATCCTGACCGGAACATTCGATATATCACCGAGATCGATCTGCGTGAGATCAGCCTGGTATCGATACCGGCAAATCCGAAGGCCAAGATTGAAGCCGTCAAAATGGACGTTGCAGACGAAATCTCTACGGAGCGTGACTTTGAGCGCGCTCTTGTGTTACATCTTGGCTATTCCCGCCGGCAAGCGAAAGCGATAACGGCGGCGGGCTTCAAGTCCAGCGTTCGGGATGAACGGGACGAAATTGACGCCGATGCGCTGCGGGATGCAGTCGATGGCTTCAAACGTCTGGCGCAGATGCGCCTCTAACCCGAAACGGACATGGAGAAAAAAATGTCTGACAATCAAGTGAAAAGTCTGGTCGAGGAAGGCCAGAAGGCGCTCGCTGCGGTGAATGAAGCCGTCAACGAGATGAAGGGTTCGATCGATCCGCTGGTCGAGGCCAAGTTTGCCAAGGCGAACCAGGCGCTCGATGCGAAGCTGGGCAAGATTGACGAGATCGAGGCCGAGCAAAAGCGCGACCGCGAAGCCCAACAGAAGTTTGCCGAAACGATCGAGGCGGCTTTGGCGCGCATCCCTGTCGCTAATAACGGCGAAGGCAAAGGTATCACCGAGGCCGAGCAGAAGCACATCCAGGCGTTTGATCGCTTCATCCGCAAGGGTGACAGCGCTGCGCTCGATCTGGTCATGTCTGAAAACCGCGAGTTGAAGGCTTTGGCATCGTCCGATGATACGCAGGCCGGCTATCTTCTGGCACCTGCGACAATGGACGCCGAGGTCACTCGCCTCGTCACCGAAATGTCGCCGGTTCGGCAGTTTGCTGACGTCGTGACGATCGGCACATCCCAATATGAAAAGACGGTCAATCTCGCGACCGGCTCTTTCTCCTGGGAAGATGACGAGCTGGATCAGCCGACCGAGGACACAAACCCGTCTTATGCGAAGGTCAAGATCACGCCTCAAGCGGCGGCGGCTCTTTACTACGCTGGGCCGAACCTTCTGGACGATGCCTATGTCAACGTCGAAGGCGAAATGTCGCGCGAGATGGCGATTGCCATTGCAGCGGGCGAGGCCACGGCATTCGTCAACGGCACCGGCGTCGGGCAGCCTCGCGGCTTCCTGTCCTATACCAACACCCTAACCGGCTCCTATACCGGCGCATGGGAAACGGTCGAGACGCACATCACCGGCGCGGCTGGTGCTTTCCAGGCGGCTGGATCTGGTCCGGAGGAGTGCTTCCTGGATTGTATCCATTCGCTCAAGGCACCGTATCAGCCGAATGCGCGCTTTGCGATGCGTCGTCAGACGCTGGCCGAAGTCCGCAAGATCAAGGACGCTGACGGGCGTCCGTTGTTCCAGTGGGACGGTTCGGCTCCGGCGACGATTGCGGGCGAGCCGTATTCGATCTTCCAGGATATGCCGGCAATCGCGGACAATGCTTATTGCATCGCATACGGCGATTTCCGCGCGGCATACAAGGTTGTCGATCGGGCTGGCCTGTCGATCCTGCGGGATCCGTATTCGCGGAAACCGACGGTCGAGTTCTACGGTCGCAAGCGCGTGGGCGGCGGTGTTCAAAACTTCGAGGCGCTGAAGCTCATTCAGTTCGCTGACTAATCCATAAGCGAAAGGCAAAAATCAGATGTTTGATCTGCACAACAACATCAAGGTGGTCGGGGCTTACGCTCCCATCATCATCACCGCCGACGCCAATGGCGGCACTGTCGATCGGCAGGGCTTCGAGAGCGTTGAGCATGTCGTATTCCTTGGCGCTACCGGCGACACCCTGTCCGGCTCTGTATATGCCGAGCTGGTTCTCCAGCACTCGGACGATAACTCGACCTGGGCTGACGTAACGTCCGCCGATGACGTTCTGGTCGGGAATGACGGCGTGTCTGCGGCTCCCAATTCGAGCGGCGTGTTCGCGACCATCGATGACAACGCCGAGGACGCGCGGCACTTCCGCATCGGTTATCGCGGCGGCAAGCGTTACAGCCGGGTTCAATGCGACCTAACTGGCACGCACTCCAACGGGATCGAGTTCTGTGCCATTGGCATTCTCGGTCACCCGCATCAGGCTCCGACGTCTGACTAACTGAAACGGGCGGGGCTTCGGTCCCGCCTAATTTCGGGAGACTGGAATGGCAAAGATCATCCTGAATAAGAATTACGCTTTCGCGCCGGACGTTCGGACAACCGAAAAGTATCCGGCGGGCGAGTATGAGATCGGCGAAACGATCACCGAGGCAGCGGCAAGCGCGGCTTTGTCCTGCGGCATCGCTCGCGAGATCAAACCGGCTCCGGTTGCTGAAACCAAAACCGCCGCACCGACAGCGGCACCGAAACGCAAACCGCGCGCCAAGAAGGCGGCGGCAAAGAAAGGTTAAGCGATGACAGCGGTTGATGTATTTCGGCGCATGGGATCCGGCGTTGACGGTCCCGCTGCTAACGCGGCGGCTGTCACTCCAAACGATAGCGCGGATTTGACCACGGCAACGCGGGCGCTTTGGGTCGGCGTTGCTGGCAACGTCACCGTCGATCTGATCGGCGGGCAGACGGCAGTTACGTTTAAAAACGTCCAGGGGCTTCTTCCGGTTCGCGTTACTCGCGTGGATGCGACCGGAACAACCGCGACGGATATCGTCGCTCTGTGGTGATATAAATGCTTGGCATCGGCGGCGCATCGATAACACGACCGGAACGCAGCGTGCCGCGCTATGGCGGCTCTGCGGAGTTTGATTTCATAGGCAAGCGGGCCGTGACGTTAAGCGGCGGTGTGAGCGCATTCGCGACATTACCCGGCTGGTCCTACTCCCGCACTGGCACTCGCTTTTCTGACGCCTCTGATGGCTCGCTCACGTCTTTCGGGGCGAATATTCCTCGCATAACCGACAAGGGCCTTGCGGTTCATTCTGGCGCGACGAATATCATTCCCCGATCCAGCGATATAGCAGGTTGGACCAAGGTAGAATGCACGGTTACAGACGGCGCTATTGCCAGCATTATTTCGGGGCAACTGGCCGACAAGATTGTGGAGGGGTCTGGAACGGTCAGACCTGAAATGTCAATTACTGCGGGCGTGACGACGGGCAACCCGTATAATTATTCGGGTTACTTCAAGGCGGCGGAGCGAGACACGTTTCAGCTAAACTATTCCGGCTTGGTTATGGGCGCTTTTGATCTGGGCGCGGAAACCGCGACGGCGGCGGGCGATGATGCTTTCTTCACGAATAAAGTTGCGACCATAACGGCTCTTGCGGATGGCTGGTATCGCTGTGATGTGCAATGCGATTGCATCCAGACAATCGCGGGCAATCCGCGCATTTACATCAATCAGGGCATTGGCAGCCCGGCAAGCTATACCGGCGACGGTGCAAGTGGGTTGTATGCTGACGGTGTTCAAATAACAGCGACTAGCACCGTAGTCCCTTTAATCCCCACGGCGGGCGCTTCGGCTTCTGCCACGGCTGATGTTGCGTCTCTGGACTTGGGGCTGTCGGGCGGTCTGTGGACGAATGTCG